AAAAATGGACACTTCCTATCCCTGGCTGGGCTGTTATTCGGGGCAAACTTGACCTCTTGATCCCTCATTGGGATGTCGCTTGATTTTAGTTTACACAAACTACTTGACACGACCCAAAATACTAATAAATCAACGAGTACGTTTGGAGATACTTTAAAAGCTATTCTAGCTGCTGATGTGATTAAATCCGGTGTTAAGATGCTAGGCGACGCCATCAAGGGTGTCGGCGAAAGTATGATGGATGCTGTAAAAGGTGCTTCGTCATACGGAAAAGAAATTAGCCTGATGTCCGAAAAGACCGGAATTTCGGTAGAGAATTTACAGAAATTTAAAGCAATGTTTACTACAACTGGCGTTGAGGTAGAACAGTTTACGAGCTCGCTTGCTAAGTCTATAAAATCTATGAACAGTGCTACTGACTCGAGTAAAGGCACAGGAGCAGCTTATGCAGCACTGGGAGTTAATGTTAGAGATTCGAATGGCCAGCTTAGAAATTCCGAAGACGTGTATTGGGAAACTGTAGATGCCCTAAAGTCTATGGAAAACGAAACGCAGCGTGATGCTTATGCAATGCAACTTTTCGGAAAGTCTGCTATGGAGCTAAATCCAATTATAAAGCGTGGCAGCGAAGGATTTAGAGAACTTACAGATAGTGTCATGACGTTTGACGAACAAACTATAGAGACTCTGAGAGGACTAGATATTTCTATCGCGAAATTATCTGGAACGATGGATGGCGTTAAACGTGCTGTTGGCGCGTCATTCGCTCCAGCGATGGCAGATATGGCAGGAGCTGCTGCAAAGGTCGGAACTTCATTTAAAAATATCTTTATGACAATCGCTACCGGCGGAGACATGGACGTTGCCATGAATAATCTAGTAAGTTCAGTCAATTCAATGGTCGGAGTATTACAAGATGGCGTACCAAAGTTTATGGATACGGCCCAAACGATGATTACTGCTTTAGCCAGCGGTCTTTCTGCGTCTTTACCGACTATTGTAAATGCAATTGTGCCAATGATTCCGGCGATCGTAGATGTAATTATGAGCGGTATAAATCAGCTAATTCCAGTCGCTATGCAAATAATCATGGCATTAATTAACGGGATCATTGTAGCACTTCCAGCACTAATTTCAGGCGCTGCACAGATGATTTCTGCATTAATTTCAGGTATTTCTCAAGCATTACCGCAATTAATACCAGCTGCGGTACGGATTGTAGCTGAAATTGCAAGTGCTTTGATTAATAATATTGGATTACTTATGGATGCGGCGATAGAGTTGTTTAAGGCAATTGTTGACGCAATACCTCCAACTATTAGTGCTCTGTTGGATTCATTACCAAAATTAATAGAATCCGTGATTAATTTCTTAATAAATAGCTTTGACAAGCTCATAGAAAGCGCAATCAAGATGTTCACCGCAATCATAGAGGCGATTCCAAAGATCATCGTTACTCTTGTAAACAAGCTGCCTGACATTATTAACTCTATTATTATAACGTTAACCAAGCCTGAAACCATAGTATTACTCTTAAAAGCAGCAGTGGAAATGTTCATGGCACTTGTTATGGCTATCCCAAAGATATTAGTGGAGATTGTTGGCGCACTTCCACAAATTATAAATGGAATTATAAGAGCTATTGGATCCTGGTTTGGAGCGATGGCTGACGCTGGATTAAATCTAATAAAAGGTCTGTGGCAAGGGATAAACGATGCAGGTGCATGGTTATGGAATAAAATAAGTGGCTTCTTTGGCGGCGTGATGGATAGAATCAAGAGTTTCTTTGGTATACAGTCACCATCACGGTTGTTCAGAGATTCTATTGGTAAAAATCTAGCATTAGGCCTTGGAGAAGGATTTGCTGACGAAATGGATTCAATTGCTAAAGAAATGCAAGGTGCAATTCCGACAGAATTTGATCTAGAACCAGCAATAAATAGCAATTTTTCTAATGCTGTAGAAAGTCCATCGGCAGCTATTATGAGCAATCCAGATTATCTGATTTCTGCTTTTCAACAAGCTTTAAACGGTATGGCCTTTATAATTGACGGAGACAAAATGGGCGAGATGATGATCAACAAAGTAGAAAGGGTGGTGTTTGCATGAATTACATAATTTGGAATGAAGTCGACTCTAGAACCATTGCAGGTTTAGTTATTTGCGAATTACCGCCTATAATAAAGCCAAAGATGAGGACGCAAATTACTGAAATTGAAGGTAAAGACGGCGATTTTGCAGATAGTCTTGGCTATGCATCCTATGATAAAACCATAAAAATTGCACTGATAGATAACTATGATGTAGATGCGATTGCAAAATATTTCACCGGCTTTGGTCAAGTGATTTTTTCGAACGAACCTACCAAATACTATAGAGCTGAAATTATTGAGCAAATAGATTTTGAACGGCTTTTGAAGTTCAGGACCGCAACAATAAAGTTTCACACGCAGCCGTATAAATATTTAGTAGACGAAGAACCAGCGAACTTGGAAATTACTAATGAAACTGAACTTATAGTTTTCAACCAAGGTTTAGAGAATTCAAAGCCAGAAATAATGCTATGGGGAATGGGTATTGTGCAGATTTTGGTAAATGGATACGGTGTATTTGAGATTGATTTAGAAACTGGCAATGTACCTATAACCGTAGATTCAGAACTTGAAGATTGTTATGGATTGTATGTTTCGGATCTAAAAAATCGTAATATGGTGGGAAAATTTCCAATTCTAAAATCTGGTAAGAATGTTATTTCATGGTCTGGAAATCTATCCTCCATTGCTGTATTTCCAAATTCGAGGTGGCTCTAATTCAATGTACAATGCAAAATGTATAATGTACAATTGTAACAAAATTTATGTGGAATCATTGTAAATTGTACACTGTAAATTGTAAATTTGAACGAAATGAACGGAGTAAATGAAGTGATTAGTGTTTATCCATCAGATGAAAAATTATTTGGAAATAATGGTCTGAAAATTTTAAAGCCGTTGAAGGCCGTGATTAGAAAAGAAGATAATGGCGATTATTTTTTAGAAGTGCGAGATAGTTTAGAGAATCTGGATTATTACCAAAGTGGCAATATTTTGAGGGCCAATACGCCTTGGGGTAAACAGTGTTTTCGGATTAAAAACACGTTTGTTGAGAACAAAAAAGTGAATTGCACAGCTTTGCATCTGTATTTTGATGCGGACAACTACATAATCCAAGATGCCTACGTTTTTGAAAAGAATGCTAACGATGCTTTGGATCATCTCAACATGGCGACAGATATTCCATCGCCGTTTACAACACTCTCAGATGTTGAATCAGTAAATAATTACCGATGTGTTCGCAGGACGCTATCAGAAGCTATTAACACTGTAATTGAACGTTGGGGAGGTCACATTGTTCGAGATAACTGGCAAATTGAAATCCGCCAAACTATTGGTCAAGATCGTGGTGTAACACTTGCTTACGGTAAAAATATAGTGAATATTAAGTCTGACGAGAACTGGGATGATGTTGCCACAAAGGTACTTCCAGTGGGCAAGGATGGCTTGCTACTCCCTGAAATTTGGCTTGAAGTTAGCGAAGAGCTGTATGAGATACCGTTTACGAAAGTCATACATATAGATCAAAATGAAATAAAAGAAGAGGATTTCATAAACGAAGATGATAATGTCGACGAAGAGGCTTATCATGAAACTTTGGTGAATGACCTACGTTCCAAAGGTTGGGAGTATCTTAACGGAAACAAAATTCCAAAAGTCAATTATGCTCTGAATGCCTATTTAGGAGATGTTTCAGATGTTGGTGATACCATTTATGTTAAACACCCAAAATGCAAGATATACTTGATCACAAACGTAATTGCACTCAATTTTGACGTAATTTCTCAACGAATTACGAAAGTAGAATTTGGCAATTTCCGTAAAGAGTTGAAAAATCTACTTGAAACGGTTAATGATACTATCATCGAAAAAGTAGAAAAAAGCGCTGGCGACACCACTGCAAAACTGGAAAAAGAGTTGACTGATGCTACCAATTCAATAAAAGATAGACTTGGA